AGGAGATTCTTGGGATGGTAGCAAGGAAGGTATCCATTTCATGCACTCTGTAATCGCTAGTATTGGGGCACAGTGGATGCAACGATGGTTTGCTGGAGAGAGCGTTAATCCGTTTATGGTGGTGAATGTATGAAGTGCTGTATTTGTAAAGGCGAAATACAAGCGCATAGTCACAACGGTAAAGTCTATTGGAGCGAAGGACATAACGCACAACCTTTGGTAGATGGCCGTTGTTGTGACACTTGTAATGGTTATGTTGTTGGTTTTAGAATATTCTGTATTAGTGGCCCAACTTTAGATTTTGAAGAACAAAGGCTGATAACTATAGAAATGGCTAGAACAAGTAATAAAAAAAACGGAGAGGAAGAAGAATGAGCAAAACTGGAGATTGGTACATTAGAGTACATGGAGAAGACGACGATAGACATGATTGGGGCGAAGCAGAAGCAGACCACGAAGCACACTGTCAAGGTCTAATAGAGAACTTGATTCGCCCTAGTTTCAATGGAGTTTGGTCCGAGACAGAGTTTCTCAATGCCATTTGGAAGGCATCTACTGAAATCCTTAATGGATTAGAAGTACAAGTCGTTGTGGATGGTAAGGATAATCTACACATTTCCTTTGGCACGGCTGGCTTTGTTTCCTTCAAAGTTGACCCTGTTGGAATGACTCTACCAATTAAGTGTTGGATTCACACCCATCCTTTCGGCTCTGCTTACTTTAGTGGTACTGATTGGAATACTGTTGGTAAGTGGGAGCCTTTGATGCACAACGCTATTGTTCTAGGCGGCATAGGCCACTATGGTATTTGGAATAATAAGCACCCCGAACAACTACACATCTATCGTGACTTTGAGTGGGAGCGAAAGCAGATTAAGCGAGCCTACGCACCTAAAGAGATTAAGACTAGTATTAATGAGATGTTACTAGAGAAGAATTGGGATAGAGGCGAAGAAGAATGATTGACACAGACAAATACGAACGAAGACTTCGAGAGGCGCAACCATTCAATCACTTAGCATGGGAACTGATACAAGAAGTCAAGCGGTTGCGTGAAGAAATCGAGAGGATAGCAGGGATAACCAACGGTTATGTCGGACCAACTAAAGCATGGGCTGAACACATAACAAAAGACCTATTGGCGGTGATTGAATGATTGACACAGACAAATACGAAAAAGCCTATGAAGAATGGATTTTGATGGAAGAACCAATGGGTTCTTTTCAAGAATTCCTATTTGTAGAATATCAAAAGGCACACGCAGAAGTCAAGCGTTTGCGTAAAGAACTAAACAAATACAAAAACAGATACATCAAGATGACTGAATTAGTAAGTGATGAGGAACTCGCAGAATGGTGGAGTGATGAAGAATGAATATATTTGCACTAACTAAAGACCCAGTACTATCAGCACAGCAAATGCTGGACAAGCATGTAGTAAAAATGCCAACAGAAAGTTGTCAAATGTTGCACACCAATACTCTTTACTTCCACTATGTAAGTATCTATGGTGTTAAGCCAACTCTTGCAGAGTTGAAGAAGTTTCATGCACACCTCAATTCTAAGTTGATGAAACCTGCTATGTTAAATCACCCTAGTACTATTTGGGCTAGACAGAACAAAGCAAATTACATGTGGCTATACAATCATGCTGTTGCGCTTTGTAAAGAATATACATTTAGGTATGGTAAGATTCACGGAGCAGAAAAAAGAATTGGAGATAGTTTTACTTTCTCTTATGACGAAGAAGACTTGACTCCTGTATCTATTGCTATGGCTGATATTTACCGCTTACCTAAAGAAAAACACAGTTGGGACTTTGTTATCAAGTCATATCGCCACTACTACCTACAAGGTAAGTGGGACTTCGCCACTTGGAAAAAGAATAGAAGGCCGGAATGGTGGCCTGAAAACCACTACCATAACATGATAAAAAACAGAAAGCCCTTTGGAGGCAATTGAAATGAAATACACACATGAAGATATTGGAAAGATTGTAGAAATAAAAACAGAAAACGGACATTACATTGATGAGAGAATAGTCACTACTTACTGTAGTGTTTGTGGTGCTTCTTTCATAGGAACTATTAGAGAAGCAGGTGGGTTTATTGCTGGCCATGCTTCATTTCACACTTGGGAATTTCAAATGGAAATGGAAGCCGACAATGGAATGACTGCTTAATATTGTAGGTTAAATACTGATTGGAGATGAGATAATTATGAGAGCAATTGGAGAATGGGTTATACTGAAAACAGAAGAAGTTCTTAGCGAAAGTGGCATTGTTTCTATCAATGACAACATTGCATTGGTACATGACTGCCAAAAAGACGGTAGCCTAATTGGAAAGAAAGCGATTTACAATGCAGAAAATAAGCATTTTACTTACAATGAATTTACTATCGTTAGGATGGAAGATATTATGGCGGTGATTGAGTGATTCTAAACGGAAATGAAGTAGGGGAGAAACTACTGGAGGGTATTAGTTTAGTCGCTGATACTGTAGCCCCAACATTTGGGCCACAAGCGAAGACAGTTATTCTACAAGGCAACCCTCCGGTTGTCATAAATGACGGAGTGACTATCACTAAATATGTTCGTTCCGAGGACCCCTATGTTCAATTGGGGGTACAACTAGTTCAAGACCTAGCATCGAAAGCCCAATCAAAGGCGGGTGATGGTACTACTACCGCCTGTATTTTGGCTAGAGCATTGTGTAAGTCTCTACATAGATTTAGAGATGCTAGAAGTATTCACGAATGGAGAAACTACCTAACAGAGGTTAGAGATGGTCTTCTTGGTTATTTGGATAGTAGAAGTATCCCCGTCGCTGATGATGATATTCAAAAGATTGCTACTATTGCGGCCAACAACGATGAAAAACTGGGCGAACTTATTGCCGAGGTTTTCAAAGCAGTTGGCAGAAACGGAGTAGTTTCTGTCGAAGAAAGTTTAGACTTGAATACTTCTTTTGAAATTAAAGAAGGATTAGAATTAGAGAGCGGCTACATTAGTCACTTGTTTGCTAATCGAGATAATGGAGATTGTGTTCTAGAGAATCCACTCATCTTATCCACTAACAAAATCATTAGAAAGTTCCAAGACATTTTACCTGCTTGTGAATATGCTTCACAGAAAGGAAGGCCTCTACTATTAGTCTGTAGAGGATTGCAGAACCTAGCACTACAAAATGTACTATTGAATGTAGCACAAGGTAGGCTCGATGTAGGAGTAATTGAAACTCCAAACTATGGTGACGCCCAACTAGACGAACTAAAGGATTTGATTGCAGTAGTGGGTGGTAAAGCCTATGCAGAAGAAGCAGACGACGACCTAAGAATAGTCAATGAGAATACTCTAGGTAGTTGCACTAAAGTTGTGATTGATAAAGTCAAGACTACTATCATTGGTGGGGACGGAGGAGAGGCAGTTGTTGAAAGAATAGAAGCCTTGAGAAAACTTCACGAATTGGGTACGAATGACTTTGTGAAAGAAAGCATCTCTAAAAGAATCTCTAGACTTAGTGGGGGTATCGCAGTAATCCGTGTAGGTGCTGGTTCTTCTGTTGAAATGAGAGATACTAAGGAGAGGCTTGACGATGCGCTTAACGCAACCAAGGCCGCACTAGACGGCGGTTATATTGTGGGCGGTGGACTCACTATCCTAAGGTTCCAACAACATTGGCCTCAAGAAAAAAATATTGACCATGAAATGTCAATGGCAACACTCCTATCTCCAATAGATACCCTCATGGGTAATAGTGAGTTTCCTCTAGCCAATTATGACATTGTAATAAATCGTTGGATTGAAGGTAAGCAAGGTTGGCAAGGATTCAATGCCAAGAAAGTTGCTGTTAGTGATTTATTGGTCGATGGAATTATTGACCCAACTCTTGTCACAAAGAGTAGCATTTCTGCGGCCTTCTCTATTGCGATGATGTTTTTAACAACCGATGTAGCAGTACTTCTTGAGTGATACTATGAAGAGAGCCGTGACCGTGACCTTACCTGCCCCTTATGCGGCAGAAATAGCCTGTCCTATATGTGAGGGGAACAAGTGCCTTGTCTGTAAAATGACAGGGACAATGAAGATTAAGGTCGCACCAAAGATACCAATACAAAGAGCGCACATCATCAAGTATGTGGTTGATAACTTAGTAGAGGTATCCGCAGAAGTCACAAGAATGTACGGTTTAGTTCCGGAGATAAACACTACTGAAATGGTTGAGGTCAATGGAGAGCAATACGAGATTGTTCAAATTTCAAGTATGGGTGGGGCTTGTTGGATTGCCAACTGCCTATCTAATTTAGAATCCCCTCAATACTTCACTAGTAGAAAGGCCCTTACTACCTTCAAGGAGGGAATGCAAATTGAGTGAACTAGCATTCGTAGGAGAGATACCTAGAAACAGCGAAGACTCGATAAGAGTCTACCAAGGAAACTATTGGAAGATTGATGTAATAGATTTTCGTTGGTATAAAAATGATAAGCCTACTAAGAAAGGGATACGAATGAACAAAGAGGAAGCCTTACTTCTATATCATATGCTAGGAGAAATATTGGAGGAAGACTAATGAGGACATTGAGAAACAGAACTAAGCAGAAGAACTTTGTAAGTTGGTGTAAGACTGTAGAAGTATCAGCAGAATTACCACATAAGGAAAGAATGGCCTTCACTGAATCTTGGCCAGTGGTTGCCAATTCAAATGATTTGATAAGAGGAGCGTTTGTTTCCCATTGGAGTCTAATTCTAGGTGGAGAAATAAATCACATAGCATTGCCTGTGACTATTGGAACTCTAACCTTTATGCAGTACGCCGCAGAACAACAAGGTCTTAATGACCTATCGAATACAATCAATACTATGATTGCTAACATACCTAGAATACATAATGAGATTCTTTCGGATGGGGAAGAAAATGAAGAAGAGTGAATGGATTGAACTAGCGAGTTATCTTTGGTTTCTTAAAAAAATGAAGCAAGGCAAATACGAACACATAGAAGAACTGATTAGACTTGTCAATGCTAAAATATTTACTGCTGGAATAGAAGAAGCAAAGGTGGAAGACAATGACGATGAGCCACTTAGCAAGACTTTGCGAAACTATGCAGAAGAAAACATCAGCACAACAGACTCGTCTAATTCTGCAAGCATTTGGAAATAAGCATATTCAACCTTTACAATTACTAAAGATTCTAACTCTAGACTTGGATAGTTCCCATATTGGTAAGCATAAAACAAAGAAGTGGATTTGTGAACACTTTGGTATATTTCTAGAAGAGTTAGAGATATACGGCGATGACTTAGGAAAGGGTGTATTCAATCTAGAAAGAGATAAACAGAAGACAGCCGACTATAGCCTAAACATGGTCATGCGACTTCTAGAATTAGATTGCAGACAGAAAGGTTCCTTTGAATTATTCTCCGAAGTACTAGAAAGTCTTTCTTCACTTGAGAGAAAATGGTTCATTTCTTTTTGGTTAAGAGAACCTAGATTGAAGATGGACAAAAATAGAATTGTAATTAATTGCCTAAGCAAATATTTCAACTTAGAACGGGCTTCTGTTGAAAAGGATTCTAAAATGCACGAACTAGATACTATGTACCATGCTTATTCTAATAAAAGAAAACTTAGGAATGTTTCTACTCATGGATTATTTATTCCACCTATGTTAGCAAAGTCTAATACTAAATGGAGCGTGTATAAACAACCTACTAATTCTATTTGTGAATATAGATATGGTGGAATAAGAATACAGATTCACAAGAAAAAAGATAACACTATCTTCTTCAACAGAAAAGGCAAAATACTCACCTTACCATTGAAAATGAAAAACTACATATGCGATTCATCATCCGACTTTATTTTGGACGCAGAACTCTATTGCGTAGACTCGGACGAAAAACCAATGGACTACTATGAAGTCTTGAAGGTGCTTCACAACAACCATACTCAAACACAGGACAATCTAAGGTGTGTAATTTTAGACTGCCTATCAAAGGATGGGAGATGTATGCTGAATTTGCCCTTTGTGGATAGGCTCAAGGCAATGGAAGACCTACCCTCCCCTCCCACTAGGTCGGATGAAAACGAAGACTCTAAGGCATTCTACAACCAAGCAATTAGTGAAGGGTTTGATGGCATCATCATTAGGGACTTAGATGCTAAGTATCTTCCTAATGAAAAGAGCGTATCAGTGGTGATACATTCCCCACCTAGAATAGATTTAAACTTGGTAGTCATAGGAGCGAAAATAAATTCTAAGAATGACTTTTCGAGTTTTGAAATAGCATGTAGAAAGGAAAGTGGATATGTTTCTCTTGGATTTGTTTCTGGGCTTTCAGCGATAAATCATAAACTTCTTTCTAATATGCTGAGAAAACTAGTTTCTTCATTTAAGAATGAAAAATATTCTTTCCTACCTAGAGTAGTCCTGCATGTGAAAGCAGAAATGATAATGAAAAGGGACGACAAATATTCTCTAAGATTGCCTAGGATACACGCAATACGAAGTGATAAGTATGCAATAGACGCTACTACAATACAAGAAGTCGATGCAATAGGGGGCTTTTAAATTAACTGTAGCGCAGAAGATTTAATTCGTGAATTTGGTGAGGCAACTCAATTTGTCTTTAGTTTAGATAGAGAAATGAAGACTAAGGATGCCTTTCTAATAGGGCAAGTCAATAAAGAAATGATGGGAAGAAGAGAAATGGCAGTCAAGAGTACTATCCATCTAGAAGAGATAAGTGGCAAATATGGCTCTTATGAAGGATACATGGTGGTCACAATATCCGGAAATCAACTAGATGCAGAAGCCTTTATCCTAGCCAATATTGTCTCTACAATACAACAGAAATACGAATACATAGGGGCAGTGGTTCGTAGTGCTGAATAAGAATATCTTGGTGGGTATTCTTTTGTGCAAGCCAGCATATAACATAGAATTGTTTAGAAGTCCAAATTCTAGACTAGGCTATAGTGTTAGACCTCTCATAATAATAAGAGGTAATTTGCCTCTTCTTCATCAAATCAATAGAACTCTTTCTCTCTACGGAATAGTCAATTCTGTAAAAGAAGTCGAAAACAAAAAAAGACCAAAACCAATATTGGTAATTAGGGGCATTGAAAACAATGCAAAGACGATGGCTCTTATTCCCGAACACCTATTACAACTACAAAATCATATTCAAGAACACAATGATGTTGTTCAAATGCTAGTTAGAAAGGAACACCTAACGCTAAATGGGATAGAAAACATAATGAAAATTAGAGGAATTATAGATGGCACTGACTACGATTGAAAAGAAGAAACCGATAATAATTGTCGGGAAGACAGGAACAGGAAAAAGCACACAGGCAAAGGAAATGTTGCCTAATGCTATGGTGTTGTATGCTGATGAAATGAAAATACGAGATGTACTTTCCTTTCCATTAGAACTAGGAATTATAATTGAAGATGTTCATTACAAACCAAAGACTGATGAAATTCTAAATGTCTTGAGAAAGTACCGAGGTACTATCATACTAACAAGTATAAATCAAAAATCAATACCTAATGAAATTAAAAATATGGTTAAGATAAAAAGAGCGGGTAATATAAATTACAGACAAGAGCAATTTGCAGAACTCGCTCCTAGAAGTCAAGAACCTAATAATTTAGAACGAGATGTATTCTCTTTAGTATTGGACTATCTAAGAGAAAGCGATAGAGAGAAAGTATTAGAACTAATCAAATTCAACAAACCTTCCGATGTTCAATTCATAAGTTGGCTGGCTGAAAACATTCATCCTAATCGACTACTCTTCATAGATACTATTGTGAAGAGAAGATGGTCACTCGCTTATTTTCAAGAGATGTTAGCCTACTCTCATAGTGGTAAATCATTCACTAGACCTCGAATGCCACAGCGTAGAGCCTACTCCAAAGTACCTAGTTTCTGTAGAAGATTAGGATTGAAAGGTGGAGATGAACGCTTACTTAGGCAGTTGCTCAAAGATGAAGACTTTGCCAAGTTCGCTAAGACCAAGTTGAATAATGCAGAATGCAGAATACTAGGTCTTGGTGAGAAAAAGAAAAGAAAGACAAAAAAGAAAACAGTAAAGCCAATGGCTTTGGGGGAATTCTAATGGCAAATGTTGTAGCCATTAGGCACTTGAAAAAATACTTGAAGAGTGGCCCTAAGACAACAGATGAGATTTACAATCATCTTAATTCTAAACTCAAGTGGGGCATTACTATGTCCGAACTCAGTAAGATATTACCTAGATATGCTAGTTTAATTTCAATCGAAGAAGGTTGGAGGAATATGAATTGAAACACAAAAGATTAACAGAGAGAATAAGAAAATATTTGATAGAGAGCGGCCCTAAAGATACTAGAGAAATACACGACTATTGTAATAATTTTAAGAATAATAGGACCGGCTCTAAGTCTAACCATTTCTACATTCAAAGTATAAATGTTATTGGAAACCTAATGCGAAGAAAATACTTCGTAAAGGTTGGACACAATAAAAAAGCCGCTTTAGATATTTGGGAAGTAAAGGAGGAATACAAATGAAACACAAAAGACTACAAAATAAAATAATTAAACTATTAGAAAACGAAGGAAGGCCATTGAACACAAAACAAATCGTAGACCATTTATCTACCTTGAAAACAACTCAAGTTGTTAAGAGTGACATAGGTACTATTTATCAATACGAATCGGAAACTACTTTTTGGCAACAGAACAAAAGGGTTGTGAGTCAAATTATGAAAAGAAAACAATTTAACAAGTTAGGTTTCGATGGTGAAACTAAAACTACAGTTTGGGGATTGCGAGGTGTAGCGTATGCTATGGACTGAAAAGTACAGACCAAGTAAATTATCCGATGTACTAGGTCAAGAACATTTTGTTATGGATGCTGAACATTGGGTTTTGAATAAAGAATGCCCTAACCTTTTGCTTTATGGTAATTCGGGAACTGGTAAAACAGGAGCCGCAGTTGCCCTAGCAAATGCTATTCTAGGAAAGGATGCGCTCTCAAATTTCTTTGAGATAAACGCTTCCGATGATAGAAGGCTAGAAACAGTTAGGACTAAAATCAAAAACATTGCACAGGAGTCTTCTATTGGAGATGTACCCTTTAGAATAGTCTTACTAGATGAGATGGATGGTATGACTAATGATGCACAAAACGCACTTAAGAGATTGATGGAGCGTTATGAATCAAACATAAGATTCATCATTACCTGTAATAATCGAAACAAAATTATCTATGCTCTACAATCTCGTTGTGCTAATTACTTCTTCAAAAATCTCACCTTTGAAGTAATTGAAGAAGCAATTGTCAAAATCCTAGGGGCAGAAAAGTATCCGGTCCCCGAAGAAATTAGGTCGTTTATATATGCCTTCAACGGTGATATGAGAAGGACACTTACCGAACTGCAAGCATCCGTCGCATCCGGCATACGACTGACGACTCAAATCGAAAAAGGACTCAAAAAGTACGAACAGATTACAATGAACATATTGAATAACAATCCAAACGAAGCACTGAAAAATCTACACAATCTAATCTATGAAGGAATCTCCACTAAGGAGATTTGCATAGGGTTGCACGATTATATCGTTTCTTCGGAAATGGATAGCAACAAAAAACTGAAATTCCTACGAGTAATTGGTGAAGGAGAATGGCGTTCCCACAACATGACCCCTAAATTACTCGTATCATGGATGGTGGGAAACCTACAATAGGAGGTAAAAAAAATGCAAAACGAAATAAATAAAGCGGCAGAGAAGTTAGGCATCTCGGAAGAAGATGCACAACTGAAATTTGAAGAGATATGCAAGACGAATGGTGTTGGAACCGACTCGACCCTAGCAAAGGGTCTATGGCGAGCCTACGCTAGTCAACAACTTAGCATGAAAAAGCGAACGAACAATACGGAGCGTAAATCCTTTGGTGACAGTGCCTTTGGTTTCTTTGTTTCTCTAGAGGAACCAAGAGATATGATGGCTTACAACCGACGACGAGCGATTGAAGAATGGAAGCGTGATGCTTACAAGGCTTACCAAGAAGGCTTTGTTGCTACAGTTGAAGAAACAGAAGACGGACACTACACAGTTAGTCGTGTATTTGATGGTGAAGAACAAACGAGAACCCTAAGTGTTCTAGCAGACGGAGCAGAAACATTGGAAGACGGCACTATTGTTATTCCTCTAGATGTGACAAAGCGATACACTAACGGAGGAGAGAATAAGAACTACGGTAAGCCATTGGCTAAGGAACTAATGCGCCGAAGCGGAGTATTCGTTGGTAAGGTTGGCGATGATGCCGACTACCAAATGTACCACTTCTCTTACAAGAACCAAAACGGCGTTGACTTCTTACCAAGAACCTTTGAATTTATCCACATGCCGGTCATTAAGGATAGTAATAGAGAAGGCTACATTTACGGCTACACTAAGAAGACTCTAGAGGGTTGGGAATACAACGCAGAACTAGACCCCGAAGGAGATACTCATCGGGACACACCAATGACCCCTTACAACTTGGCCAGCAGTATTCTAGCAGACAAGGTAGTATCACTATCTCTTCTTGATGATAGACACATGGAACAGCGTGACCTACCAGCAGTTGAACGATTTGTGATTACTATGGGTACAGTTTGTAATATGAACATGACTCCTACTTCCAATGGAAATAGAATCTTGAACATTACTGACCTTAATGCAGACTTTGACTACGATACTGACGGCATGACTACTTGTTGGGTTCCACAACATATCGAAGTTGACTTTGGTATTGGTTCCGAAGTGGTTGTTGTTGGTCGTACTTCTATGCGAGAGGGTGATGATGGTATGGAGCCATCTACAATCAACCTGTCCGGCCTTTTAGTGACTGAAAGAAAGGGTCAAGTCGTTGAGATTGCTGACGACGAAGAAGAAAACCTTGATTGGTTTTGAGTCGGCTGATTAACTCTAATGTGCGTGTGCAAGCAAGTTACCATATAATGTTGCTCAAGTGGGTGCAAAGCCCACTAACTCGGTGAAAACTATGAATAAACTAACGATAACTAAAACGATGATTAAAACACATAGGGCTATTATTTCATATAGAAATATTGCTCATATGTCTTGGAAAGCAGATAGAATAGACAATGGCGAAATATTCTACTCTGTTAAAATTTACTCCAATGCTAACCTTATTCAACAGCATATGAGCGAAGAAGAATTTATCAAACTAACGACAAACTATATCAAATGGGTTGATGCTAATGAGTGATACTATTACTTTTGAAGACGGCTTCCTTACCAAGGCTAATACTTGGACTGTGTGCCTAACTGATATTCAGTTTATTACATGGAAGGAAAACTATGAGAATGGCAGTTATTTCGTTAAACTCCATATCGGAGATAAGGAAACAAGACTACAATTAGATACAGAAGAAGAAGTGGAAGAACTAGTCCAAGAATGGACAAGAACAAAAGGTGAATAGATATGAAAACAGTAAAGAATATGAAATGTGGGTTTTGTGGTGTTATAGGACACACTGCTAGAACCTGTGAAGACAAAAAGAAAAGTGTGATTAAGGAAGAAAGAAAGGCTAGGAGAAAACAAGCAAAGAGATTCTACTATAGTAATTCTAAAAAACTTTCGGGGTTTATGAATAAATTAACAGAAGAAGGCAAAGTATTGCTAATGAATAATGGTTTTATGAGAAGTCAGCATTTCCTAGTTCAAACTAAACCCGAAACTGCTATTCAAGAAAACTTAGTTGAGCCTATGTTTGAAACTCTTTCTACTAGGGCTAAAAGCGAATCTTGTAAAACTAACTTTAGCAGAGAACCTCACTTTAAAACAGTAGATAATAGAAACAAATATCTAGATTATCTATTGACAGTTTCGTTCAAGGGGCATAAATCTCCTGTTAAGTGGTTGGTTGAAGCAGAAGCACCAAATCAAACGCATAAGGGAATTGAACAAGTTGAAGATTTTTTAGCGGAAGTCCCTAATGTAAATGAGTACAGGTTTATCGTGACTGATGGATATTGGTATCATTTTTGCCTACCTACTGTAGATAGTGTTTTAGAATGGAATAGTTTTACAATTGACGACCAAAGTTTCCTTATGGATAATTTAGTCACAGGAACGATGTTAGATTTAGACCCAATGAAGAATCTAAAGAAGTTTGGCATAACAATAGGCGTTTTGGTAATTGGCCTTATAATCAATTATCTTATTTGAAAGGTGAATAAAAATGCAAAAAAGAAAAGAAGAACAAACGGAGATTGACATTGATAGCATGAGGGCTAAGATTCTAGCGCAGACTAAGATGGCCAAGGATGCTCCTAGGAGAATGCGACTAGGAATAGAAGGCGATGCTAAGACCGGCAAGAGCGGAATAGCAATGGATACTGATAAGCGAACTTTCTACTTAGATGTAGATGATGGTGGAGTACCTACATGGAAAGCAAACCACGATTCTACTGATAGAATTACTATCTACAATCCAGCAGAATACGGAGAAGATGGCGAACTACTACCTTACCAAACACAAGGAAACATTAGGTCTTTCATTGCTCTAGCAAGAGAAGCGGCTAAGACAGAAGAGATTCTCTTTGTTTGGGATGGAATTGATACATGGCTTGAGTACTGTACTCTTTACATGACTGGAATGGAGAACGCTAGAATGCGACCTATGAAGACAGCAAAGCAACAAGATTGGTGGCAAAGAAACAATCCATTTAGGCAAGTTCTAAAGGAAGCGAAAGCGATTGACTGTGACCAAATTTACATCACTCACACTAAGCCTCCCTTTAGAGATGAAGACCCCCAACCAATTTGGAATAAGTGGGACTCTCATCTTTGGAGTGTAATACGAACTACCCAAAGAAGTACTGTCAAAGGTATGGAATACGAAGCCTATGTTAAGAGCAGTAAGTACTTCCCTAGTCTTTTGAATAAGAGATTCAATGTCTTAACTGTTAGCCGAGAGGGTGAAGTGACATGGAAGGGATTGGACTGCGTTAAGAGTGGTGATATTTGATGCAACTTAGAGTTGAATCAAAAGAACTTCTAGATGCAATTACAAGTGTAAAGGGTGCTGGTAAGTACTCTGTTGCTAGTGGCCTTAAGGGCGATAGCATTGGTGACTTTACTTTCTTAGTACAACTAAATGATTCGTTAGAAGTTTGGAATGCTGATGCTGGTTTCATCCTTAGAGTTTCTATTCCTCTAGTTGAGGTTTCTCAAGAAGATGCAAACACAGTTTGGACACAAACTAAAGATTTGGGCGTTAATGCAACGCTAAGAATATCAGAGATAATTCCAATCTTGAAGAAATTCAAAGGGCAGATTACTATTGAAGGTGGTACTAGACTAACAATTACAGACACTAGTTCTAACCAATTTACTCTAAATACAGTACAGGCTCATCCTAGTTTAGATGTAATTCATAGGGTTTCTGCAATGAATCGCCTAATCGTAGAAGAAGGAATGCCATACTTTAACACTACACAATATGAGGGTCACATTTCTATGGACTCTAAAGTGTTCACTAGGACAATGGACTTTTGTGAATTGGTAGGTACGGGAATTTATGAAATAGACTTCATGGCTGTTTCCGATACACCTACATTAGAATCTCCTTCTGTTCGTTTTTCATCTACTGATAGAGGCCGAAAGTCTTACTCACATGAATTAACCACAGAAGAACTACTACACTCAACAGGACAGTCTGCTACTGTTCTTTTCAGTGGACCTATCCATAAATTCTTCAAAAGCGGAACTATTGAGTTCTATTTGAAAGATGCCTTCCCACTTCTTTTGGTGGGAGAAGACCGACTATTGATTAAAACACCAAGACTAGAAGAGTGATTAAATGATAATCTCACATAACAATTCAAATATTTATTTATCGTGGAGAGAAAATGGTACTAAGCACAGTTCTACTATTCCGTTTCGTCCATACTTTTTTGTGGAAGAGACTAGTAAGGAACCACCTACTTACCAGCCTAGTAAGTACATTACTAGGGAAATAGAATACGAGAGAGGCGATTGGGTTAATCTTGAAGGTACTCGATTGAAGAAAGTCTATGCAGAAATGCCGGAAGACTTGAGGAATTTGAAGAATACTTTTTCTAGAACTTACGAGGCTGATGTACCTTACACCTACAGATATTGTGTAGACCGATTAGAAGAAATCAAAGAGTACGATATGCGTAAGTGGTATTGGGATATGGAATGGCAACAAGGCGGAGAACACCATGATGAGATTACTACTATTGTAATGTATGATAATTACGATAGAGATTATATCCAATGGGCGTGGTTTCCCGAAGATAATATGATATGTGATTCAGCACATCAGTACTTTTTTAGGAATGAAAAAGATATGATAGAACATTTCTTAGCGACTATGGTAGACAAAGACCCCGACATGTTAATTGCGTGGTTTGGTAATTGGGCTGACCTTCCTAAGTTATTTTCTAGATGCGCCTTCTACGATATTGACCCTAGTATTATTTCTCCTTTGGGAGTTGTTGATGGAATAAAGGTCAAAGATGGTAAGGTAAGATTTACGAAAGAAGAGAATGGCTATCATGCTACTGCTCAACCTATCCGAGGTAGAATTACGCTAAACTTGGACATGGCCTTTGAAAGACAATGGAATGATGCACAGAAAGGCACACTACCTAGTCTATCTCTAGAGTATGTTTCTACTGCTCTATTTGGTGAAGGTAAATCTAAGGAAACCAAATTTGAAGACGCTAACGAGTTCTATCGTAGAGGTTGGTTAGAAGATACTGAGGCGTACTTGAAGTATGCTTTGATAGATGTAGAACTACTAGTAAAGATTGATGAAACTAACTTCTGTAGTGAAGCCATTCTTTCTTTACAGCGATTACTAATTGCTCCTTTCGATGCTTGCTTCTTTGCTTCTAACATGGGTTCAATCTACTTTATGCGAAATGCTTGGTGGAAAGCCCCAACTGGAGAGAAGCCCAAGTTCAAGGTCTGCGATAAGTGTAGCCATAAGAACCCAAACGAGAAGACACTAAGAGAGTGTAAGAAGTGTGGAGCGAGCCTATCTTATTCGGGTGCTATGATTTACAATCCTACTGACGAAGGTACTAACGGATTGCACTACAATGTAGCCGCCTTTGATTTTGCTGGTCTTTATCCTAGTATGATTATTGCTAGGAATATCTCGTTTGAAACTCTTACAGAAGAACCAACACTATTCAGTGCTGACTTGAATACTCCACAGAATCTACAACCTGTAGCAGAAGACTACGAGAAAGATATGCGCTATTTCAAGACTGACAAATTGGGATTATTGCCTCGCTCTCTTATCGACTTGAAAGAGTTGAGAGGCGAGTACAAGAAGTACATGAAGGAGTCTAGGAAGGCTGGAGATAAGGAGGCTGTCGTTAAGTGGAACAACAACCAAATGGCTGTAAAGCGTTTGATGGCTTCCTTCTATGGTATCCTTGCCTTCAAGGGATTCGGTTGGGCGAATGTAGACCTAGCCGCTAGTATTACTGCTAGTGCAAGAGAGGCTATTCGTAAGGCCGCATTTACAGCAAGGGAGATGGAAGGATGAATTGCATAAAACCAATGATACACAGGCCCGAATTTGAAAGCAAGCATCACTGCAAGTTATGTGAAGCAGAACGAATCATCAAGGAAATAACAGGTGAAGAAGAATGATTAAAATAGTAAAAACTTTCGCCCTAGAAATATCAAAGGTGATAATATGAGTAGATGTGTTAGGTGTCATAGGCTTGTTAGGGTGATTCACCCTTCCAAGAACTATTGCTTTTCATGTTATGTTAAATACTATAGGGCAACTGTAGTAGATAAAAATAAAAGAGGAATGAAAAATGTTTAATTTAGATGAATTGATAGAAGTACAAAAAACAACAAACGGAACACTCAGCGAACTATTGGCCAATGTCAAGAGAAGCAATAAGATTTTGATGATGGTTAATATTGTCAACATTGCTACTATCGTCACCTTATTGGTGGTGGTACTTTGATGCTAACTCTTCTAGTATTTGCATTAATGTTCATTTGGCTAGTGACTCTCATTTGGTTTTTTGATAAGTGCTATTGTGATGTTAAATGGGCCATGAAAACTTCCAAAGAAAACAATGCAGATTTTAGTTGGGAAGATGCTTTTGGAGGTGAATGATATGGAAGTAGTTTATGGACACACAGACTCAATCTATGTCAAGGTAGATTCTATAGAGTCGGCCTTTTCATCTCTTGAAAAAATAAATGAAGAAGTTAGAACTATCTTTCCTAATTTACTAGGACTAGAAGAACACCCTGTTATTCTAGAGTTTGAAAAATACTTTGAATCGTTGGGTGTAGGAATTACAAAGAATAGAAACGCTGGATTGATTTCTTGGGAAGATGGAGTTTGGTTAGATGAGCCTAAATTTACCCTAACAGGATTTACTTCTAAGAGAATTTCCGAAACAACAATGGCAAAGGAAGTTCAAACAGTGGCACTCAATATGTGGGTTTCCGGTAAATCGGAAAAAGAAATAGTCGATTATGCTAAGTCTGTCTACATGAAAGTACTGAATGGTGAACTTGATTACCAAGAAGTGGCAAAAAGAACTAGACTAAAGAAAGAGAGATTTCTAGTCAAGTGTACCTGTAATAAGAAGTACGACATTAGGGAAATTTCTTGGACTGATGGTGAGTTCTATTGTAGCAAGTGTGCCAAGCACCCATCTACTTTCTTAACAACTAAGGGAAAGAAACCAACAATTAGCGAAGGAATTGTAGGAGTGTTGTACTCTATGCAAGAAAGAAATATTACCTTTGAAGATTCTTATGTCTTCCTAAGAATAAGACCAAGCGGTTTCTTTACTGACCCACTAAGCGGGGTTCGTAAGGAAGCAACTTATGTTTCCGGAAATACTTTTTCCGAGATAGAGGGTTTTGAACCCGATTGGCCCCACTACGCCGAACAAGTAGTGAGTAAAGTCCAGCCCATTTTCGATGCTATGGGTTGGAATACTAAACAAATAAAAGTACAGCATAGAAACTTTGACGAGTGGTGGTAATTATGACCGAAAAAACAGAATACGAAATAGAAATAGAAGCGATGGCAGAATACACTTATCAGTTTTTGCCGGAAAACTCCGACGACCCAACCGAACCTATCTTGAAGATAAGTAAGTCTTCTCTTGGAACATTCGATTGGTGTCCAAAGAAGTACGAATTCAGTTATGTCAAGAGGCTACCTCAAGACCAAACAGAAGCAATGAGAAAGGGTACTGTCATGCACAATGCTAGAGAGGACTTCTTTAACGACTTCGACATTAAGAAGGCAGAAGATATGTCCCATAGTGAAGTGCTAGACTACTGCGCTACTCTCTTCCCTGTAGATGATTACTTTGACGACTACCAAACTATTATTGCATTTGAAGCACAGCGATTTGTAGATGCTAGAAGTGACGAAAAACTAAACGAATTTTTACCTGCTTGTAATGAAGGTAAATTCGATTGTGAGATTGTAATTCGTGCAGACCAAAACCCCGACTACCTACTTAGTAGAGATTATGTTGTCCATCTACAAGGTATTATTGATAGGATATTTTTGGAAGACGGCGGCTACATTCCTATGGAATTCAAGACCGGACCTTGGAAGGATTACAAAGCGACCTCTATGAGAAAGGAAATGGCATTCTACAAGATTCTAATTGAAAACTCTAGTGACTTGGTTTTGAAAAATGCTGGATTAGAACCTAACATTCCCGTTAGTCATTGGGCTTGGTATTATCCAATCTCCAATCATTTCCATTGCGAAGACGCTACTAGTAGATACCGTGTGAATAATGTAAATGGAGTTATGAAAAACATTGCTAAGTTGATTCACGCTTACGAGCAAAAAATATTTGAGACTAAGTTTTACTACAAGACTTGCACACACTGTTCCTTCTTTGGTCTTTGTGATGCGGCACAAGATAGTGGG